GTTGTAGTCGATCTCGGCCTCTTTGATGCGCTGCTGCAGGGCCGCGTTGGTGGATAGCACCTGGTCCATCACGGCTGCCGAGGCGAACCCGTAGCGTGTGGCCAGTTCCTCACGCGGGTAGATATCCTTGGCCAGCTCGACGCACAGCGAGCCCAGGATCGCTGGGGTCATGCGGAGCTGTGGCGCGGGCGGTTCGGGCAGTGCCGGCTCCAGAACCTCATCTTGTGTCTCACTCACCGGGGCACTCCTACCCATGGTTGCGCTGGACGGTCAGTCTACGCTACAAGCAATTACGACTGTCGTAAAATGTGGCTACGACGGATAGGATAGGGGGTTGAGCTGCCGGTCGCGTTGCCAGGCGTCTCGGTGTCCACACCGGCTTCACGGAGCGTCGCCCAGCCGGGCGGGGCAGGCAGCTTCCTGCGTGTGGTCTCACCCGCCCAGCTCGATCAGCAGGATCAGGACGAGACCAAGTTCCGCAGTGCCGCGATCGCCGCGCGTCGCCGGATGCCGGCCGACGTGGGGGCATTCATTCGCCAGCAGTGGATGGTGTTCCGCAACCACCGCAACCTGGGCGCCAATCCCATAAATTGGCGCCTGCTGCGCGCCCAGCGGATGTTCGAGGGCAAGTACGACCCCGAGAAACTCTCCCAGATCCAATCGTTCGGCGGTTCCGAGGTCTACTCGCGCCTGGTGGCCACCAAGGCACGCGGCGCCACCTCCATGCTACGCGACGTGTACCTTGGACCGGACCGGCCGTGGGCGATCGAGCCGCAGCCGGATCCGCCGGTGCCGCCGGAGATCCAGCAGAACATCCAGCAGCTGGTGAGTTCAGAAGTTCAGAGCCTCCAAGCTTCCCAGCCGGGTGTGCCGGCCGATCCGGACCAGGCACACATGCGATATGTGAGCCTTTTGCATGCGGCTCAGCAGGCGGCCAGGCGCAATGCGCAGCAGCAGGCCGACGCGGCTTCGGACAAAATCGACGACATCCTGCAGCAGGGCAAGTTCTACGAGAGCCTGGGCGAGTTTCTGCTGGATCTGCCGCTGTTTCCGTTTGCGGTCATGAAGGGCCCCGTCGTGCGCATGGTGCCCAGGCTGACCTGGAAATCAGGCAAGCCCGACGTGTCTCCAAAACCGACTATGTTCTGGGAGCGTAAGAACCCGTTTGATATTTATTGGACGCCCGGAGCGTCGAACTTCATGGACGCCGCGGTAATCGAACGCCATCGGTATACCCGCACCGACCTCAACGATCTGCTTGGGCTGCCCGGCTACAACGAGGCGGCGGTGCGCGGCGCGTTGGAGGATTACGCACAGGGCCTGCGCGAATGGCTGGACGCCCCGGATCCGGAACAGGCGATCAACGAGGGGCGTGAGGATCCAAACCTCAACTGGAGCCAGTACATCGAGGGCATCGAATATCACGGGAACATCCAGGGCCGCATGCTGGTCGAGCAGGGCGCGGTGCCGGCGAGCAAGATCCCGGATCTCGACCGGGACTACCTGGTGCAGAGCTGGGTGGTTGGGCGCCATACCCTGAAAACCATCGTGAACCCCAATCCGCGCCAGCGGCATCCCTATTTCATGACTTCGTACGAGAAGATCCCTGGCACCGTCGCGGGCCACGCGCTGCCGGATATCCTCGAAGACATCCAGGAAGTTGCAAACGCAACTTACCGCGCGATGGTGAATAACCTCTCCATCGCGTCGGGTCCCCAGGTGGTGATCAACGACGAGATGGTCGCGCCGACCGAGCACTCCGACGAGCTCTATCCCTGGAAACGCTGGCACGTGATGGGCGATCCGCTGGGCAACCAGCGTGAAGCGATCAGCTTTTTCCAGCCGCAGTCCAACGCACAGGAACACCTCCTGGTCATCTCCGCCATGAACACCATGGCGGACGAGCAGTCCGGCATTCCCAAGTATATGACTGGGGAAAGTCTCTCCGGTGGCGCGGGGCGCACCGCCTCGGGGCTGAACATGCTGATGGGCAACGCCGAGAAGGTGCTGCAGACCGTCGCGGCCAACATCGACACCGATGTATTAGAACCGCTTTTAGAACAATTATACGACATGATGATGCTGACCGACACCAGTGGCACTCTTACGGGCGAGGAACAGATACGTGTACTCGGTTCTGAGGCTGCCATCGAGCATAACGCGGCACAGCAGAAGCGCCTCCAGTTCCTGCAGATTACGGCTAACCCCATTGACGCGCCAATTATTGGTGAAATTGGCCGGGCCAGACTGCTGCGTGCACTGGCGCAGGATCTCGACCTGCCGGACGACATCGTACCCGACGATCAGACACTGCAAACTCAGATGCAAGCTCAGAAGCAGGCTGAGGCTGCTTCGCAGGCTCTGATGGCGCACGCCAATTCGCAGGGCGTGCCGGTGCATCCCGAGAACAATCCTAATCAGCGAGGCAAACCCGGTGGTGGTGGCTCGCCGCCTGGTGCCAAGGGCGTCGCGTCGCCGGCAGCGGGACCGATGCCGCCGCAGGGACCGGCAGGCATGCCGGGTCCACCCGGACCTCCGGGGGGCACCGGGCCGCCCCCCGGAGCCATTCCAACCTCGCCCGGCATGGGCATAGGAGGGACTTAACATGGCACGCGATGACAGCCAGCGTACCGACTACGAGAAGAAGGGTTCGAAAGAGGGCCACACCGAGAAGCTTGAAATGATTTCGGGCGGACATTCCAGTGACGGCAACAACGGTCCTACCGGCAGTTCGCGCCACTATCCGAAGGGCAAGGGCTCGCCGCACAAGACCGACTGGAACCCACAGAAGACCGAGGCGTCCACTTACGGCATCTGCGGTGTGGGGCACGACTGATGGCCGGGGCACCCCTCCCCGCCGGTCCTGGTGGGACGTTGTTCGCGGGTGGTGGCGGCGCTGGCGGTTCCGCCACTGGCGATCCGTTCGGTGCGCCAGGCGGCACCAAGATGCCCAGCCTGGGCAAAAACAGCGTGCAGCAGAACCTGAGCTCGCCGCATTCGGGGCTGAGGTCAACCATCACCTCGGGCGACCCGATGAGCCGGATGATGGGCCAGTACGGCAAGGGGCACAGCTTCGCCAGCCTGCTGGGTGGCACCCCGGGCAAATCAGCCGCTGGTGGTAAGTCGGGCGAGGGCATGATCCGCGGCGGCGCCGGGCAGATGCGGCGCATCTCCGGCGGCCTGGGACCGGGCAAGGCGGGTCAGCCGGGCCAGGACACCGACTACTCCATGACCAGTCCGGATCAAGAATGAGCGCGCGAGCAGCGAGGAAGCCAAGATGGCCGTGAACATCGGCGCGACTGCGGTCAACGCGGTGGTCGAGCTGCGGGGCAACCGTGACTTCGAGCAGCTGCTGGCGGGCCTGGGCGAGTTTGTTCAGGTGCAGATGCAGCGCTCGATGGATGCGCCGGTGGAACGCCGGGTCGACCAGACCGCACATGCGCGTGGCATGTATGACATCTGGGAAGGTCTGTTTGCCGCCTATAACAATCTCATCCCCTCGCAGGTGAAGATACCGCCGCCGAAGCGCCTGCGCGGCGATGGTGCCCAGGTCGATAATCATGTCTGAAAATCTGCCCAACCCACCGGCGCCGATCGATCCCTACGCGCCGAAGCTGCCCGATGCGGTGCGCCGTCAGGTGGAGCGTGCCGAGGAGCTGGCACGCCAGGCCGGTGTGCTCAACGTGCCGGCGCCGGCCAACGGCGAGGCGCATCCGGAGGGGGATAATTCTGGGGGCGACGCGTCGGGCGACGGCGTTACGACCATCGTAAGTCCAGGGGAAACCACGGGTTTCGAGGGGCCGACGCCCACGCCTGCGCCTGTGGAGGAGCACCCGCCTACCCAGACCGAGTGGGAGCAGCGTTACGCGACCCTGCAGGGCAAGTACAATTCCGAGATCCCCGAGCTGCGCGGCCAGGTGCGCGCGATGCAGGAGATGATCGCGCAGCTGAACATGCGCCGCGATCAGTCGCCCGCACCCACACCCGCACCGCCGCCGGGCTACGTCAACCCGCCGCCGATCCGCGAGATCCCCTCGACCGACGTGGAGTCCTACGGCTCCGACCTGATCGAGGCCAGCCAGCGCTGGTCCCAGGCCGGGCTGGCACCCGTGCTGCAGGCGTACGAGCGGCGTATTCTTGCGCTTGAGGGTGCCCAGCAGCAGGTGCAGCAGCTGACTGCCGGGCAGATCATCCAGGCCGAGCTGGACCGCGAGGTGCCGGGCTGGCGGCAGCAGAACGACGACGAGGGTTTCCTGGCCTGGCTGCGCCAGGCCGATCCGTTCAGCGGCAGGTCCCGACAGGATCTGCTCAATGACGCCTACGGTGCAGGCGACGCACGACGCACCATCGCCTTCTTCCAGGCGTACCGACAGGGGCATACCGAGCTTCGTCCGGCTCTGCCGGGGACACAGCAATTCCAGACCGGGGGCAGGGCCATGCCTGCTCCATCCGCGGAGTCGCTGCCCCTCGCCGAGCTGGCAGTACCGGGTCGTGGAGCTGTCTCCACGGGGCCGGTGGCCGGCGCTCAATCGGAACGACGCATCTGGCGCAGGGGCGAGATCACCGCGTTCTTCCTACAGAAGCAGCGAGGACAATGGCGCGGCCGGGAGGCAGACGTCGCCCGGATCGAGCAGGACATCATCGAGGCCGGCAGGGAAGGGCGCATCATCCCATG